ACTATTCGCCCAAGCACAATCCGATGGGGGAAAAAACTAACGTGTGAGTTCGTGGAGTGGCTATATGCAACTGGTACTCAGGCGGGAACCATTTGGAATGATCCGGCAATGAAAGCATATCAAGAATATCGTGAGGCACAATGAATTCGCCATTAAAAAAAGATCGTCCGGTTAAGGATGTTTATGCAAGCAGTGTAGGCCTTAGATTGCCACCTAAGATAATCAAGCTGCTAATTGGTGCTGAAATCCGGTGGTCAGATGAAAACCCATTAAGCCAGGACATGGAAGAGTGCCTTCAGTTCTTTTTCGATAGTCACACCAGATGGAACACTGATCTTTTGTTACGCAGATACGGGTTGAGTGATGTTAGCCAGTTCGTTAACGTCCTGTGTAAATGGGAAGTTCATATGCAGATAGTGTATGAGACGCCTAACAACAAAGAAAAGTCGCATCATATAGACCATCATTACTTTTCGTTTCGCGGCACTATTTTCCCGCTTTGTGAGGAGTTTAAAAAGAGCCGTGATTCGTTCTATCTGGCAAAGAACCTAGAGCATACGATGGTGCAAGACGATCACAAGAACAAAGGTTATTATCGGTTAACTAAATTCAAGGCGGTTATAGCGGGGGCTTAAATGGGAAATGTTATTAATTTGTTCTACGATGCGCCGCAGCAGTTGCGCGACATTGCTGATGAAATGGAGAAAAACCCAGCAGGAGTACAGACTGCAACAGTGATATGGGGAACAGAAGTGTATCAAGCAATGGACTCAAAGCAGCCGATGGAGAATGCAGCACGAGAGGCTGTGTTTAATTGCCAGTTCGCCATATCTAAACTTATGAGTGCTGCGGTTGGATTTAATGTTGCCGGTGAAGATGATGAATAGGAAGCCGACACGACAATCCAGGGGGCCTAATGCCGCAGAGAAGAAACATATGGCATGGGTCAATGAGCGCAGTATATGCGCCGCCTGCAATGCCAGTGGCCCAGTAATTCTGCACCATTGTGAGGGGTCAACGTTCAAATCTAGGGTGGGCCTAGAAAGGGTTTTACTGGGCCACTGGTTTGTATTGGGTCTATGCCAAAACTGCGATGATATTGTCACTCGCAGAAGCCGTAGAGCGTTCAGAGAGAAGTTTGGCGATCAGTCCGACTTATGGCTTATACAAGCCGAATCATACCCGCATGAAATACCATTAAGCGTCATACAGGGGATATCTAACTGTGGAAGATAAATTCAATGTTGTTGTGGGTGTAGACCCTGATAGTGAAAAGCATGGAATAGCTGTGTTCGTCAATGGAACATTATCACGGCTGGAAATGATGAGTACCGTAGATATCGTTAAGGAATTTTGTAATTCAATTTCTATTCATGGGCCTTTTGTTTTCAGTATCGAAAATGTAATGGCTAATCAATTTGTCTATGCCAGAAATCGCAAGGGTTCAACCGCGAATCAGTCGAGGATAGCGATGCACATAGGAAGGTGCCAGCAAGCACAGGTTGAGCTTATGCGATGGCTTGACCACTACAGCATACCATACGTGCTGCACAAGCCTACAAAGAGCAATTGGGCTAATGATAAGGCCAAGTTTGAAATGGCTACAGGCTGGAAAAAACAATCAAACGCCGACACCAGAAGCGCTGCATTCTTCGGAATGCTTGAAGTGTAAAGAAATGTTAAATTTGTAGACCGATTATATTTTTGTGGTAAATTCAAATCTCACCAGGAGAGAATCCCGACATCTCCACTATATATCGAATCGGGCTAAGAGGGATTTAAAAATGAAACTAAATTAATTTGAATAAAGCACATAAATTAAATGTGAAAATCCCTGCTCATAATTTTATTTGCAGGGATTTTAAATAATATCGAATTTCGGTTTAGTTCAGCGCCCTACGTTATGTTAAGCACAGAACATAAGTAAGCATTTACATAGAAATGCCCTATTTGCGTGGGGTTTCTATGAAAGATCTTGTGCTTGTAACCGAGTATATTTCAAGGATAGACGGAAAGATTGTCCAGGCGGCACAGATACGGATTATTCAGGTTTATCTCCAAACAAAAAAGATGAGGCTGATTTTTAAGGATGAGAGATTTCCAGAAACAATAACCTGCGCTGAGAAATTTAGAGTTCCTGCGCCTGGTGATTGGATGGTAAAAACGGAAGAAAATGAGATAGAATTCAAATCAGATTTAGAGTTTAGTTCAGAGTTCAAACTGTTTTAACCTAACCATTTCCGGGTAAGTGAGATGGCATCCGCATGGTGATTGGCACTTGCCTAAAGTACACAGGCTGAAGTCGAAGCGGCCAGTCACCAGCCGGATGTTGTGAATGCGCTTTGAGCGTCAAAACGTGATTCCCTCCACACAGACGAAAGTCGTGGCATGAATTGAGCGGACACAGAGGGTAAGCCGCGCCGGTTAAAGTCCGGACACAACGTCAATCACTACAAACAGAAACTCAATCAGATAAGGTGATAAACATGGGAAATTCATTTAACAGAATCACAGCTTCGGCAATGATGTCCGCGATAAGTGCGATAATGACAAGCAACATGGCTAATTTTGAGCAGCAAAAAGCAATTAGAAACTTAGGGCCTTATGTTTCTCGCGGTAAAGGCGGAAGAAAGACCCCTCGCACGTTCAGCGGTGTTGCTCGTGCTCGCAGAGAGGCCAAGAGGCTGAGAAACAAATCTTAACTTCCTTCAATAAAATTTTTCCAATAAGGGTCAATAGCATAATTGGTTAATGCAGTCGGCTCATAACCGACAGAAGCAGCGGTTCGAATCCGCGTTGACCCACCAAATAAGCTCGCTTCGGCGGGTTTTTTATTGCCCGTCGGTAATTACCTTTACATAACTTTACACTCCGATCTATATCAATATCCCCCATCCTGACTGATAATTATCTCAACGACAACGAGAGAGGATTATCAAAATGATGCCCACCGAATGGTTAGACAAACACGCTGGAAAGAACATTGTCGATCTAAGTGATGATGAAAAAGACGTAGCTGTTCAGTTGTATATGTCGATCGCAAGGAATCAGGAGGATGTAATTGACGCGGTAAAAGAGCACTTGATTCTTGACGCCGGTATCTGCTACTCAATCCTGAAATCAGACGAAGATTTTGGTCGCGATATTAAAAACATTCTTTACGCCGCATTCGAGGCATCTATCCAGGACGATATGGATAGATACCACGCTCCAGCACCGCAAACTTTTATTGACCAAGCAATGTTTGATGCTGGTCATCGCTATACCGACTTTTAAGGACAGGAAATGAACCTCGACAAATCAAAAACATATTATCTCAGTGGGCCAATGTCCAGCATGCCAGATTTTAACTACCCAGCATTTAACGCCCTAGCGGAGTCTCTGAGGCAGGAGGGCATGACAGTAGAGAATCCCGCAGAGAATCCCGTATGTGGCAGCTGGGGGGCCCGCATTAAGCAAGCCATCACTCAGCTAATGAAGTGCCACGCAATAGTAATGCTGGAGGGGTGGGAGAAGTCGCGAGGCGCCAATATCGAGTTCGATCTTGCGCTTAAATTGGGGATGCTGGTCATATGCGAAAGCGACCTGTTAACGCATAAATTATCATTAGTGGCTGTTTAGGAGGGGAAAGTGGGATCGGGAACTGAAAAGAGGCGTAGGGATACGGCTGTTAGAGCGTATCGGTTGAAGCTCGATGGAATGACAACTAACGAAATTGCTAAGGCAGTCGACAGAAAACCTGAGCAGATTAAGAAATTAATTCTGCTTGGCGAGCGATTATTAAATTCGAAAGATTGAGGGTGCTAAAGTGGTTATTAAAACATTATCAGAAAAATTATCGGTTTGTCGGACAGATAGACCGGACGAATGGACTATGGATGAGTTTAAACGCGATGCTGTTAAGTTGGAAGAAGAGCGCGACGAAGCACTCGCAAAGCTGGCGGCGATGGAGAGTCAGGCCAAACAATTGATAACCAAGGCTTGCTGTAATGCGGTAGAAAAACTGACTGAGTTAGCACCCAATCAAGGCTGGGATTCTGGCGAGGTCGTTGCGGAAATGTATATTCGCCAGCTATCAGATAAACCAGTGCCAGCCGACAAGCCAGCAGTGGCGGTGCCGGATGATCACATGCATGTCAGTGAATTTATTGATTTGTGCAAGTCTTTTAGCTCGCGAACTGGATCAATTTATATTGGTGACGTTGAGGGAGCATTGAGTGGCTATCTATCCGCCGTTAAAACGTTCGCCCCATCCCACAGCCAGCAGAGTGCGGAGGTCGATAATTATGAGGAGCTTCGTCTTGCTGCTTACGATGTTCTGAGCTGGATAGAAGCAAAACACAGACCGCCAGTTGACGATATGTGTGGCGGAATGGCGTTGGTTCGGCTTCACGCTCTTGATCGACTACACAAAGCATTTATGTCAAGAGACTCCGACCGCTGCCCGAGCCATGAGAGCGAGCAACTAGAACCAACTAAAAACCAGTGCGATGGATGCTCTGTAGGAGACCCGATAAACGATGATGGAAACCATGTTAGTGCGCAAAATGGGCCTTACATGGGATGCCAAAAGAGTCGTTATGATTCGCCCACACCAGATAGCGAAGGGGAATAAAAATGAGATCAGTTAGCAAGCAAAAAGAAATAGACCGTTTGGCGTTAGCACAGCATACGGCAGAGTTTTTGGCGCGAGGCAATAAGATCCGCGAAGTAGCGCCGGAAGCATCGTCGGACGTACCAGTTAATCTCAAGGAGAGATCCGAGTACGACAGAAAGATTAAGCTCGCAATTGATAAGGCGAGGTTGAAAGAATTACACGCCAATGATAAATTCCTAAATATCAGATTTTTACCGAAGTGCAAGACGAAAGACGCGAGATTCAGACTTAGCCATGAAGCAAAAGTGCTCGGCTATTTCCCTACTCTGACAGAAGCCATGAGCTTCGTGATAAAGGCATAATTATGAACATGAAACTATTGACACTAATCGCAGTGATGTTTGTTGCAAATGCGTATTTCCTAGCGCCTATTGGGTTCTTTTGGACAGCATCGGTGATCATCTTCGCAGTTTATGCAGCCTGTTTTGTCGTTAATTCGGCAAACGGATATTTCAGACTGGACAAGCAGAATGAATTCGATGAAGATTTTATTAGCTTCGACGATGTTCCGAATCGATTCAGAGATAATCAACAATCTGATACCGCTAAATCTGTTGTAAATTCAGATCCGCGTTGATAGTATCAAGTCTCCACATCCTACCCCCTACCTTGGCCCCTTAATTGGGGCTTTTTTTGGTCTGCAATAATCTGGATGAGATCTAACAATTAACTCCTGCTGCAATGCCCGATAATTATCCTCCATCAAGCTTAATTCTCGGTCGAGACTGAGATAATTTTGGTTAAGCTCTCTCTGACTTTCGGCATCGGCTTCAACAGCTCCGCAGGTGCCGGTGTCGGGGTCACGCACTGTTCGATATAAGACGTGGACTCGCACCCCGCAAGACTTATCAGCAATACAAGCGCGCATGGCTTCATTAGATTCATTTGATTGATCTCTTTGTAATTGATATTCAGCTGCCCTGCTCTCTGCCTCCCTGAGATTTTGCCGCTCAGAAGACAAGATATCATTAACTGCTGAAAGCTGAGCCTGAGCCGTATCTCTCTGGCTCTCTGCTAGATCTAGCTTTTGCTTTAGCCCCCACGCAAGACCGCTGATGATGATTAATACAGCAGCAGCCCCACCATAAAGATATAGCCTGCTCATGCTAATGACCGGTATTTTTCGTAAGCCCTTTGAAGGCTTATATTGTATGGATCACGTCCGTATTTGTAAGCTAGAGCCATGTACCCGGCACCGTTATATCGCATGGCGATAATGTGAAAGTCTCGGTCGATCATGGCTTGCTTTAATTTACGATCTGTTTCGATGAATGTAATCAGTGCGGAAATTTGATTTACGACAGATTCTTTGAAGTCGTCCCACATCGCGCCAACGGATTCATAACCAAGGCGCTTCCAGTGGAAGCCCATAATCTGTGGTAGGCCGATAGATGTTGATTCCATTGCGGCTTCAGGGTTCAATCTGAATGCCTCATTGAATGCTGGCCACTCTCTTGACTGTACGTCAACACTATTTACAGACCACTTACCAGAGGGCGCATAGGGTGCTTTACGCTTAAACCATGATGGCTCGAATTGAATTAATATTTTACCGGTCTTTGGGTCGAATCCTTTGCCGCCAGACTCAACCTCAATAAATGCTTGAAGCATAGCAAGATCAATATCTGTTCCGGTCTTATCGATTGCGGATTTTATTTGATTCGTCAATGATTCTGTCATTGTCGGCCTCGATAGATTTGAATTTCTGTGCAGTGTTTCCAGCTATGTAAGCCGCAGCAGTGGCGATTATGATAGTAACCCACTCGCCGCCTGTCAGCTTATCGAACCACAACATAAACGATGCAATAATTACACAGCAGCAAGTTAGGAGGTATCTTCTGCCGCCAACAGCATCAAAATTCATATCATGCCTGCAAAAATGTGTATATAGCGATAAATCCAACAATAACTGACATTAAGCTGGGAACCCATGCCGCTACGCTTCTCATCCCAGACGTCCTGTGATACTCCTGTAGTAACAGGTCTAGCTTCTCATTCGTCTTGTCGTGATTTCCATTGATCATGACATACATAGCGTTATGCTCCATGCGATTCGCCTCTTTTGCCTCTTCCAGAAGCGTTAATCGTTTATCAATGTCAGCGTGGGTTTTGTTTGAATTATCTTCGACTTGGCGAATGTATGCCCATGGATCTCTGGGGTCGTCTTGGGGCCTCATAGGCATAACCTTTACCTGTGGATTTAAGCGTCAGTTTATCATATTGGCGAATGAGCGACAGTCTGTAGGTTGTGCGTATTGTGCTGTATGACATGTGCAGAACCTGCGCAATTAAATGGAGTATTTAGTTTCTATTTTTGCTGTGACTTTTACAGTCGCTCCAACAGTTGCGCTGGCTGTCGTTACTACCGCACGTCCAGTGATTACAGTTGATGTGACCGCATCCACTTGTAGCAGGGTTATTCTGTGGTCTCCAGCTGCTCCAGAATCCCTGGACACTGTTATCTGCACATCCTGCAATCTTGGGGTAAAAGGTAGCCCATGAGTAAGTGAAAAATTACGAGTCCCGGTGGAGTCAACTGCTAATGCGTCACTAACTAGCACTGTTTTTGTTGTGTAATTAATAACGTTATGCAGGCGAATCGTAGTGTTTGCTGAATTATCTCCTAGGGTTTTTCCGCTAGGAACCTCGCCATCATTTAACTGTATGTTAGTTGCGCCCGCAGAAATTGCAGCAAAGCTGGCATTGCTTACCGCCTGAATCACAAAATCAGATATTTTAAACCCTGTAGTTGCTGTTTGGGCGCTGAGTAATCTGTCGCAAGATGTAACTCTCAACCCATCAACAGAAACTCCAGCGCAATAAGTTAAGAAACAGTCGCCTGTAATTAACTCGGCTGAAACATTTTTAATATTCGCTCTAGTTCTGTCGCCAAATAATCCAATGCGCTCATAACCTTTTATGACCACGTTGCTTATATTTATCTTGCGAGGAACATCTACCGCAACAGCGCTACCCTCTAAAACAATAGCGCTTGAGTTTGTTGGGTCGCCAAGACAGGTTAGCGTTATATTCGATACGTTGCCAGAACCGGCTGGGCCCTGTGTTGATTCAAGCCGAGCACGAATTCCGATTGCTTCGGCTGACGTGGTAGATACATGCAACCCATCTACAGTAAGCTGCCCTCTCCAATCCACTGCTGGCTTGGCTGGCGAATCTAACCCATGGTTTTTAACTTTTAGATTTACAATTGAAATATTTTCGTTTTCTTCGTTGTAGTCCTTAATGTCTATACCGTCTTCTCCAGTTTCCTGGATTACGCAATTTAGAATATCAATATTTTTATTCGTGCCTGCCTGCATCCCAATACCGTAAGTATGGCAGTTTTTGATTATTACTTTGTCTAATGTAATACCGTCAGTGCCGCCGAAGCGTATCCCGTGACCGCCAGTTAAATTAGCGGCTCTATTTTGATCAATGGTCAGGCGCTCTAATGTAATATTTTCACAGTTAATTAGCTCGCATGCATGCGTGTTTACACCGTCAGCGAGCTTTATTACGCTCTGGTATCTGTTGACGCCCCTAAACGTTACACCATTTTGAGCAACCAGAAATCCAGTATGGAGAAATGTGCCTCTAGGGACTATTATTTTTACTGATGCCAATGAAGAATAAGCCTTGGCTCTTGTGAGTGCTGCGGTGCAATCTGTATCGGATACTGCTCCAAAACACAAAAGCGAAAGCTTGCCTAGATCCGGCTGAATAACCGCATGATTGCCATTAGCAAGAAGTACGCGGGAATATCCATCGGGCGATCCGCTAGCAGCGGTCACGATGAAATCACCTTGGCCGCCGTCGCCTATCGCGAGACAGCCTCTTGTCTCCACTTGCACACCAACCGCGAAACTGGAATCTGCAAGATCAGCAACCGTGGCAACAGTCTGTACGCTGTTTGCGTCTCGGTACTCAACCTGGGCGGTAGCTGTATTGCCATTGTCCAGTGTTATGTCGTTGGGGCCTGGGACGATATTGGTGATCTTGTAAAGGCGGTATTCTGTTTCTTCTACGCGAACATATACCGGATCATCTTCGTCTGCGCGTAGCGGTGACTCTTGAAGCGCAACAATAGTAGGGTAAATAAACGGCGTTACAATCCGATCATATATATTGTCAAGAAAGTCTGGCCATGCAACACGGCGGTTAACACCAGTCCCGGTGACGTTTACATAATCACTATCGGCGACAGTATCTTTAGCGGTAAATTGTGAGAATTTTTTAGACATACTGCCACCTTATATGAGAGGTACTGCTATTTCTAACACCAATATTCTAGCTGGAGACGCCTTTACCCATTGTATTTGTCCATTCGACAGAATCCCCACCTTCGTTGCAACTGGGGTAAATGGCTCTCCTATTTCGTGATCTATAGCAACACAGTTTCGATATTCTGCCGGACGATACCCTTCAGGAAGAGTGGTCATCAATAAAGGCGTTTCTGTTGGCTCAAATGGCGACTGAGCAATTCCATAAATATACAAAATTCCGTCTGTCACTCTTGCACTTAATGTTGGAAATGTATAACCATTGACAGGAGATAACGTGATTTTTGGCTGATCATTAGCGGTAGTTTTTATGGCGTTGTAATTAATCCCATCAGCGCTAATCTCACCCTCAGAATTGATATGCAAAGAGCCATTAGCATTCGATATTACTATTTCTGCTCCAATAGTAATCCCGCCACCTACCGCAAAGTCGCCAGCAACAGAATCATTAAACGTAAGGTTTGCCCACTTGGCGCTTGGCGGAGTATCACCGTTATCATTCTCAAGTGATCTATATAAGAACCCGCCACTTATAACAATATCGTTTAATTCGTAAGCATTATCGGCAGCTTTTGAGCTATTAAAGAACTCCAAGAACCCAATCTGTGACCACCACTCGGAATTGTCAGCAGGGACATTCCCACGGTTATTATTCTTTAATGAGAAATAATAATTGCCGTCTGTGTATCGGACAATTTCATTCGTCAGGTAGATTTTAACGGATGAATAATCAGCAAACTGGCCGGTCATATCGTCAATAGCGATATCATTGCGAACCCATTGCTGAACCTCATCGGCAGACTCTAAAACAATGGTATATGTGCCCGTACCAAAACACGTCGGCAGGCGTCCCGCATCGGTAAGCGTTAGAGGGTTATTAAGCTGATTAACAAGCTCTGGGTCTAAATAAACAGGTTTACGAATAGACGTTGACCCATTCTCAAAGAAGTGTAATTTACCCTCAGAGGCAATATCACCATTGTTCAGGGTAAACGTTGGTGCCGGGTTTATCATGAGTCCCATTATTGATCCTCGATAGCTTGTGGTGCGCGGGCTGCTGATTGGTTTAATATAGACTCAAGCTCAGCCGCTAATTTTTCAAACTGTGTAGAACCCTTTTCAACCGAATTCATGCGTACCATTATATTTCTAACCGGTTCTGATTCATATGCCTGCGCAAGCAATCCATAACCACCGAATGCAGCTGTACCAACACCGCCAGTAGATGAAATATCAGCCATTGCGGCAACAGGAATACCGTATTGCAACACCTCCTGTCCGCTTTTTGTTCTTACCGCTGCTTGTCCTGCCTCTCGCGTGTAATCAAGGTATTTAATAAGGCCATTTAAGGACTTCCCTTGATCTCCACGAAAGAACACATCGGCCTGGTTTTTTAATCTGCGCATTTCGCTGTAGAACTTCTCTGGGCTGCCGTCTGACTTGTCATAGGCTCTCTGGATGATGGCAGCTCTTGCGTTCTGTCGGCCTGTGGTGTCGAGTGCAGAAAAGAGCGTTTTAATCTCGCTCATGTCATTACTGAATAACATCTTGCTAGCCTCTTCTGGCTTCACATCGCCCTTATTAAGAATGTTTTTCAGCTTCGTTTTCTTTACCTCATTAGCCTCTCTAGCCCATACCGCATCAGCCTGACGCATGGACTTTGCTGTGTCATCGCCTAGTTTTTCTGCCACTCCGTCTGTCATGTCGGTAGTCATTGCGCGATATATTGAGTCAATGGCACGGCTCTCGCTATCCTTGTTAACAACCCCATCAGACTTTAAATTCTCTCTGACGAATGTTCTATTTTGTCGCAGCAAAGATAAATCTTGAGGCCCCGACAGTAGGCGTTCTTTAACCTCATTCAGCGAGTTAAGAAGCGCTGGGTTCTGCAATGCGCCCGGCCTAGTTTGTCGCTCTATCTCTGCGTCAATAGCCCTCATAGTGTTTGCTACGGGAATTTCATCGACACCCATTTGCTCAACGATATTTTGATACCGCTTACCCGCTGCATTAGCAATAGTGTTGGATTTGTTGCGCAGTGATGCGACAATTTCCTCATCAACCGGAGCACCGTATTGCTCTGATAATCGTTTAATTTCTGCAACCCTTGCTGCCTGCTGCTCAGCTCTCGGAGCACCGGTGCCAGTGATTGGTATCTTCTCCCCCAATGCTTGTGCGCCTCTGCCAACGAATGTATCCGGAGGCGCAACATCAGTAGTCATCAACGGCAAGTTTTGGCGACCAGCGTATTCTATAACGTCAGCTGCATCACCTGTTGGCGCTCCTGTGGCGGCGCGATAGATTCCGCCCGCAGCATTTGTAATTGGTCGCAGCGCAGCAGGAGCCAATCCGCCAATGCCGCCCCCAAGTGCCGCTGCCTGCATCTCTGATTCATCACCAACAGTAGGTTGAACGTACCCTGCCAGTGCGCCCTCTAATGCGCCCTTCGCCATTTGAGCTGGGAGTCTGCCCTGCATGCCGGGAATTAGCAGTCCAGCAATTTGTCCGCCTATGTTTCCTATCGTTGATGCTATTGGTCTTTGTTCTTGAATCGGCGAATATTCCTCGCGCTTGCTTGTCTCAACACCTTCGGCACCGCGCAGGTCGCGTGTTATTTTCACCGCCTCTGTTTGCAGCTTATCGAGAGCGGCAAGATTTTCAGGCGATGCAGGAAGCTCACCTGATTGCATCTTTCCTGCAAGCTCATCAATCGCAGCATTCAATTGATTCTTTCTGAACTCTGCCACTCTCTGAACAGTACCACCGGTAACCTGCTCGACACCGCGGATAAAGCCAGACCCAAGGGCATCTAACACACCAACTTCCTCTTGCTGCTCAGGCTGAGCAGTTGGTTCTATTTGTGTCTCTTGCTCGTCATCATACTGACCGTTACGTATCGCATCGGCGAAGGCCTTTGCTGCCTGAGTGTCACCAGCAGCGTGGGCATTCATAAGTGCTTGCTCTAATCGCTCTCTAGTCGCCATTAATACATTCTCAACAGGTCATCGATTGAAGGGCTTGAGGATTGCGAGCTTCCTGATATGCCTGTGGTTGCTGCACCTTGGCCTGATCCGCCCTGATTAAGCTTTGCTCTTACTACCGCGTTTATCCCTGATATTTTGGCCTCCCTAGCTTCCGGGGTATCTTTTCTTGTTGGCAACATACCCATTAACAGCTCCTGGTCTTTGTCTGTGAATGTTCCTTCGCCTGCCGTTCTGAACATAGCCTTTAGGAGCGGGGCCATTACCGCCACAGCGCCTTCAGCTATCTGCTGATCTGACGTTACAGCTGGCAGCCTGCCAGCCAGCGGGCCAGTTGTGGTGCCAGCTAAGCCGCGCTCAAGATCTGCCATTGCAGTATCGTACATGCTCATAGTGATTTGATTTTGTGCATCTTTTGTTCGCCTATCACCAAGCTCGCTAACTTGCTGCTCTGCCCTAAGAACAGCGGATTTAACCTGTGGAAGCTTATTAAGCTGTGAGTCGAGTTTCGCGGCCTCACTTGCTCCAGATTTTGCTCCCGCAATCGTAGCCTCAGATCCAGCAACATCATTTGTCAGCCCTTCTGATGCTGTGGTTATTGCGGAAGAACCAACCGCACGAGGAGCAAGCCCAAGCTGAATTCGTCTGGCCTTCTCTCTTTCCTCTTCGCTAAGACCCGCTGTCATCGAGGAAAACTCTCTCTCTCCTGCGGTTCCTTGCTGCTGCGGCAATGCAGCCTGAGTCTGTGCGATAAGAGCGTCTAACCCATTGTCATCAATTGGAGTCTGTTCAAGCTGTGCAGGGTCAATTCCGACAGATTGCAGCATCTCAGGACTTAAACTTTGCTTGAATTGTTCACGCTCTTGTGGTGTAGGTAGGCTTCTAGCATGTTTTGCTAGACGGTTGATAACCTCAAGTCTGCGCACGGCTGTTTGATAGTCATACTCACTTACTTGTCTCTGCTGTCCTTGTTGCTGAGCCTGCATGTTCTGGTTGTTCATAGCCATGCGCTGATTACCAGCCCGCAATGCCTGCTGGTTCTGCTGAATTCCCTGACCCTGAGCGACAGCACCCAATAGCTGCTGGCCGAAATTCTGCGCGGGAGCAAATTGTTGTGGCGATAATGGAGAAACCATGTCTTAACTCCTTTGCTCTGCGAGCCATTTTTGGAATGCGGTACCGGTGTAATCAGATGCTTTATTACCACCTCCACCACCACCAAACATTCCTCCCGTTCCGCCGCCCCTGCCTGAGTAAGCACCCGCTCCGGCAATCAATCCCTGCGCCCATGGGTCCATATTTTGAGACCGATAGACATCATACGCTGAATTAGCTTGTCCGAGATTCTGGGCAAGCTGTGTTTGCTCGCTGCCCGACTGCATATAAGCGTTAGATACAGCATTTCCCTGATTAGCTAACAGCTGGGCTATCTGCTGCTGAGTATTAGCTGCCATATTGGCTTTGTCGGTGTTAATCCCGGCCAATGATCCGGCCTCACCAGTAGACATGCCTGCAAGTATTTGTGCGAGCGATTGTTGTATTCCTGCCCGGTTGCCACCGAGTGATGCCTGTAGGTTAGCGATAGAATTAGCGGCCGCATCGCCTCGACCTGATATTTCGGACAAGCGAGCGTAGGAGTTATTAAAGTCAGATTGTGCAAGACCAAAGGCATTCTCTTGCAGCGCTTGCATAACGGCAGGCTGAGCGCCAAGGCCGCCACCTAGGGCGGTTGCGTTGCGAAGGATTGATTGCTCTTGTTGATTGCGAAGGTATTCTTGACCGGGCGATTCTGTGTAATTGTCGTAAGCGCGCTGCTGCGCCTCTGGGCCCAATGCGCCAGACAATGCAGCTTGGAGCTGTGATGACTGTAACCCCTGCTGATACGTTGGGTCTAATGTGCCAATAGCATCGCCGTAACCCTCTGTTAACAGGTTATCAGCGTTAGTAAATCCTTGGTTTATTTCTCCGCGAGCTTGATCATATCCACCGGAAATGATATTGCCAGACTGATCGAGAAGTCGGCCGGATTGATTCTGCCCAGATAGAAGTGCCTGCCGTGCGGCATCATATTGAGTGCCGAGCTGATCTACAGCTTTGCCGGTGAATTCGCGCTGTATATCCTGGGCATTTTCAACGCCTTTGGCCTGCTTGTTAGCTGCGCTTTTAGCAGCCTTAGACTGCCTGTTTGCTGAGTATGCCGTCGCACCCGCTACTGCTACCGCGCCCGTAATTGCTGCCATAATCAAAAACCTTTGTGTAGCATGTTTCAGAGTGAACATAGCCCATTCTTTCGTACATCTTGCCTACTACTTCCGGCATAGATGACTGCATGGAAACCATTGTCCAGTATTTAATACCCTGCTCTTGCACTAACTTCTCCATAAATTGGAGAAGCGCTACACCGTTTTTTCCCCCACGGCACTCGGGGTTTAGCCACCAAGCCAATTCCGTTGCGGTCATGGCCTGTGTGCTGCCAAGTGTATAGGATTTAACGCCAGCGCAAAAGCCTACAGGGCCGTCTATATCAACAACTGCGAGTAGCCCATGGTCATGTGCCATTTGAACCATGTTAAGCGTGTGATCGCGCTCAAAAGGCTCAGAGAATTGAGTCTGTAGCCAGAACTCGGCAGACATATCAAGGATGGCCTCGAAGTCTTCTGTAGTCGCATTTCGTATCATGAGAAGAACGCCGTTAGTACAGCTCTGGATTCAACGCCTTCACCAAACCCACCGATAGGCATGGCACAATGGAACTTTCCGGCATCAAAAATCACAGCACGGTTCTCTTTCATGTTAACCATATCAACTACCGCCCATTTATCCGGTGAGTTTTGATCCTGCTGCATCTTCTCGACATACTCAGGTGATTCAGGCGCATAACAAATGCCGGTTTCACGGTGCCTTAACATTGCTGTTCCGCCGCCCTCGTACTCGTTACAGTATAACATAAGACTTAGGCTGCCCATAGAATTGTCAGTGTGGGCAATATGTGGAACCGGGGCGCCAGCTGGAGATCTGCGCAAAAATACTGTTTGGTTTACGGGATCTCGTCCGATCAGCTCTTTTATTCGCTGCTCAAGCTCGGATTTAACCGCACTAGGAAGAGAATCGCAGATAAATGGATAAGTGGCTCCATCAACAGGATTGACAACGTCAGCGAACGAAGCGCCACGGATATGATCTTTAAGCAAGTCATAACTTTTCAGGAATCCATCAATGATAATCATGTGATAATCTTCCATCCTGTATTGACTGATTCATCCGTTGTTTTAATGTAAACGTTGCCAGAGGCTGAGTCGAGGTATTGTTTGAATTGTCTTTCAGTAACAACGCCCTCTGGGCTTCCAGACCCACTAACAGGTTCATAGAAGCTCAGAAGGTTAGATACTTCACGCATCCAGCCCTCCATCTCCTGTTCTGCTGTTAGGTCTTCTCGTAGAAGTGGGAATGATCTATGCGGTGGCTGGATCATGATACATTGGCCATTAGCATGTTGAAATTCGCGGGGTTTGTTCCAGTGTACTGAAACTCTACCATTCTGGCATTAGAGAAAGATCCGAGCCTATCAAATACTACTCTTCGTCCATATTCACCAACAGCCCCAAGCCCTCTTGAGATCCATTGCGACCAGGTATAACCACCATCGTCAGAATAGCGCATCTGTAGCTTATCGTCGCCACCAAAGCCGACAGAGAAGTAAGCCTCCATGGCCCACACTTTCACACGAGTGCCATTATTCAAGAATGGCTGTAGAACGACGCTGCGGAATATTTCAATGTCATATTCTGTGGCTATCTGATCGTCAATAACACCAAGAATGCCTTCGGATGAATCTGTTACGAACACCTTGTTATAAATCTGTGTGATCGTTACTGGCCGCCATGCGGTATCTAGATAGTCAGACCCAAACGGAATACGCGAACGCCTCTCTGCCCATCTCCCAGCGGCTAGGTCATAGACGAAACAATATTCACCAAACCACAGACAGATAAACTCTGCACCATCCTGTGAGTGCCGCTGAATCCTGGCATTCTCAAGGCTTTCGCGGGATTCATTCTGGATAATAAAGTCTAGTGCTTCGGTGCTGATATTTGTTGGTGATCCACCAGAAAATAACCAGACTGTTTGCTCGGCATTCTCACCAGCGCCAAGGTAAACAAATGAGCCACGGAAAAGAGACTTTGCGTAAGTGCCAGCAAGCCCTGAATCAATAATACCGTTAGGTATTGGGCGGAATAGGAACTGTAGTCCAGAGGCATTATAGAAAGGCACTGTAATTGCCTCTCCCAAAATATAAACCTGACCACGATACGCAACCATTCCGATAGTTATCGGGAACTGTGTAACCTCCCACCGGTCTAATGCTGCGTAGGTTAGGCCATCATTGATCGCAGAGTGGAATAACACATTGCTATCGCTCTTTGCGAACAAGAACACAGAATCAACCTGTAGCACATCACGCACTGGCCCATCGAAATTAGTAACACCTGATAGGTCTGTTAATGTAGTTCCGTTGTAATGGAATGCGAAGGCGTCAGGGACGACAACTATTAACTGATTTTTGTTCGATGCCATGATGACTTGAGCATCACCAGGGATATCACCAACATCTACCGCAGCATAAGATTCCGAGCCATCAGGGTTAATTGTACGCTCAATGCGATAAAGTTTGTTCCCCGCAACAACGTACAGCACGCCATTAAATGAGTGCGAACCTCTGCCTATTCCATCAAGACCGGTAATGACCTGTGAAAGCCCTGGAGTGGCGTATAGGTTCGAATCACTTAGAGATGGAATGCTGGCATCATTAGGATACCAATTAACACAGCGTTGAGAAGATAATGGCTT